GGGGCGGTTTACCACGCGGGACGTGATGGCCCTGATCGTGGCGGGCCTGCGTGGCGGAGGCTGGTGCGGCACGGCGGAGGATCTTCGCACGGCGGAAATCGCCGGTGGCCTTGGCGGGGCTGCGCGCCTGGCGGCAGACTTGCTGGCGCGGGCCTTTGCGCTGCCCGACCCGGCGTCCAGCAGGACATGAGCGGGATCGATTGGACAGGCCTGATGCGGCTGGGGATCGGGCAGCTTGGGCTGGCCCCCGAGGTGTTCTGGCGCCTGACCCCGGCAGAGCTGCAGATGCTGGCTGGCCCTGACCTGGCGGGGCCGGCCCCGTTCACGCGGGCCCGGCTGGAGGCATTGGCGCGGTCCTTTCCGGACAGGATGAAGGGGGAGTGGGATGATCGAGATCGACACTTTGTCAGAGAAGATCGCGGCCCTTGAGGGCGCCTGTGTGGCGACGGCGGGCGGGATCGGGGGCCTGAGCGGCGAGCTTGGGAAGATGCAGGGCGGGATTGCCCAGGCAGGTCGCGAGGTGACCCAGCTGTCGAGCGGGATCGGCACCGGACTGCGCCGCGCCTTTGATGGTCTTGTCTTTGACGGCACCAAGCTGTCGGACGCGCTGCAGGGGATCGGAAAATCCCTGTCAGATACCGCCTATCGCATGGCGACCCGGCCCGTCACCGATGCGCTGAGCGGCCTTGTGGCGAAAGGGGTTGGCGGGCTGCTGTCGGCGGTTACGCCCTTTGCGAAAGGCGGGGTGATCGCGCAGGGCCGCGTCACGCCCTTTGCGCGCGGCGGCGTCGTGACAGGCCCCACCGGCTTTGCGATGCGCGGCGGGCAGGGTCTGATGGGCGAGGCCGGGCCGGAAGCCATTCTGCCGCTGTCGCGGGGGGCCGATGGCCGCCTTGGCGTTCAAAGCGCCGGGGGCGGCGGCAGGGGTGTTTCGGTGGTGATGAACGTCTCGACGCCCGATGTGCAGGGGTTTGAGCGCAGTCAGGGACAGATTGCCGCGCAGGTCAACCGGATGCTGGCACGTGGCCAGAGGAACAGATGAGGGCACGCAATGGGATTTCACGAGGTGCGGTTCCCGGTGAACCTGAGTTTCGGATCGTCCGGCGGGCCGGAGCGGCGGACGGAGATCGTGACGCTGACAAACGGTCATGAAGAGCGCAGCACGCCCTGGGAACATTCGCGCCGCCGCTATGATGCGGGGCTGGGACTGCGCAGCCTGGACGATCTGGGTGAGGTCATCGCCTTTTTCGAGGCGCGGCGCGGCCAGCTTCACGGCTTTCGCTGGAAAGACTGGGCGGATTTCAAGTCGGCAGTCTCTTCACAGCCAGTCACGCCGCAGGACCAGTTCATCGGACAGGGGGACGGGATGCGGACAAGCTTTGCACTGAGCAAGACCTATGTTTCGGGCGTGGGCACCTATCAGCGCCCGATCGCGAAGCCGGTGGCGGGATCGGTGCGCGTGGCGGTCGGCGGAGTGGAAACGGCAATTGGCCAGGACTGGACGCTGACGGCCACGACCGGGACCGTGACCTTTGCCGTGGCCCCCGCCTTGGGCGCCGTCATCTCGGCAGGGTTCGAATTCGATGTCCCGGTGCGATTTGATACGGACCGCATCCAGACCTCGATCGATGCGTTTCAGGCGGGGGAGGTGCCCTCGGTGCCGGTGGTGGAGCTGCGCGTCTGATGGCGGGGCGCGAGGATCTGCTGGCGCATCTTGCGGGGGGCGGTGCAACCCTGTGCCGGGCCTGGGCGATCCGGCGCCGGGACGGCGCGGTGCTGGGCTTTACCGATCACGACCGCGACCTGAGTTTTGACGGGATTTCCTTCCGGGCCGGGACGGGCATGACGGCGCGCGCCCTGATGCAGACCACCGGCTTTGCCGTCGACAATACGGAAGCGGTCGGTGCGCTGAGCAGCGCCGCCGTCACCGAGGCCGATCTGATGGCAGGGCGCTATGATGCAGCCGAGGTTCGCTGCTGGCTGGTCAACTGGAGCGATGTCGGGCAGCGTCTGCTGCAGTTTCGCGGGTCTTTGGGCGAAATCATCCGGTCCGGGGGCGCGTTCCGCGCCGAGTTGCGGGGCCTGACCGAAGCCCTGAACCAGCCGCAAGGCAGGGTCTATCAGCGCGACTGCGCTGCCATTCTGGGCGATGCGCAATGCCGCTTTGATCTGAATAGGCCCGGGTTTTCGGTTGAGGGGGTTGTCGAGACGCATGCGGAGGGGCGCGTTTTCGGGTTTGCCGGCCTGGCGGGCTTTGCCGGGGGCTGGTTCGAGAAGGGCCGGGCGCGGCTGCTGGACGGTGAGGCGCGCGGGGTCATCGGGCTGATCAAGTTCGATCGGATCGACGACGGTCGGCGGGTTATCGAGCTTTGGGACCGCATCGGGCCGCGGGTGGCCGCTGGTGATCGGATCCGGCTGGAGGCGGGATGTGATCGGCGCGCGGAAACCTGCCAGGGTAAATTCAACAATTTCAATAATTTTCGCGGGTTTCCGCATATTCCCGCACACTACACGACTCCCGTCCTGAAGCGTTTTCTGATGGCGTATTTTGGGCCACTGATGAGAGTGCTACCGCCTGTTCGGAGGCGATGGCGCAACTCGTCCAAGCCTGTTCTGAACCACGACTTTGAACAATAGCCATGCTTTTTCCGGCCTGGGTATTTTGACCCCATGAGGCGCGACGCGACATGACACGCGATGGCCATTGCGATGGCCATGATTGCGACAAGCATGCTCAACCTGTGAGAGAGCCGCAGCCTTGTATCCTCGAGGTTGAGCCCCTTCGTCTTGCTGTCCGAGAACATGCACTCGATGAACCAGCGCCAGCGGTAGTATCGGAGGATGCGCGCCCCGCGCAGTTGCTCGGAGCAGGCCACGATGAGCAGTTCGCCGCCCTTGATGCGCTTTGCGCCAAAGTGAAGTTCGAGGGCTGGCTGACCCGCCTTGGCTGGCAATGTGGCGGCGAAGCCGCGCTCTCCCTTGCAGCGCGACAGGTAGGAGCGCAGCGAATACTCTCGTCCCTCCACCATGATGAGTTGCTCATTCTTCACGCGGATTGCGAAGGGAATGCCTTGATCCTTGAGAAACTTGAACCATTCCTGCCCAATGAATTCGCGATCAGCGAGGAACATCCGTACGCTTGATGCTTTGAAGAACGTCAGATAGCGCAGCATCAGGGCGATGCGTTGCTGCGTCGTGCTGTTCCCGGGGTGACCCAGAAAGGCCCACATGAGCGGGACGCGGTAGCGTTCAGTGACCACGGCGAGCATGAGGATGTTGACGTCGGATTTGCCGATCTTCCAGTTGGTCCGGTCCATGCAGAGATACCAGCGGTCCGGATTGCCGATCAGGGCCATCACGATGCCGACGCTCCAATCATCGGGCAGGAGCACCTGCTGGAAGAAACGCTGCAGGCGACGGTAGGTGGACGCAACCTTGGCGCGAGCCGGACGCTCCGCCGCAATGTGGGTCAAGTTTACTGTCCGGGCGCTGACCATGCCAAGTATGAGTAGGCAGAGCGTTGCGATCCGGGACTTGCTTAGCCGCATATGCGGGGATAGCATTTTCGCCAGATCGGCGAGGGCATGATTGTTCAAGGGACCGTTCCTTTGGCGAGGTCGAGTCCCCCACAAGAATCCTTTTCGCCGATCACCTCCACCCAAAAAAACAACTGTCGTGTAGTGTGGGGGGCAACAAGAACGCTGTGTTAACACACCAAAGCCGAACGCTTCTCCGGGCTGGATCGAGCTTTAGGCGGGCCTGCCCCATGCCAGGCGGCGTGGGTTGCGGCCTGATGAAGGGCTCTCCGCCATCACCTGTCGGCGGGACGACAAGTGCAACAGAATAACTTGCCTATTGCGCACGGAGATTGCATTTCTGTTTCATGAGATCGCTTCTTGGACATTTTTTTCGCACCACATCACCTCCGCCGAAAGCGGACGCGTTCGAGTTTACTCAACCACAACCAGATACGGACCTTTATGTGGTTGGGGACGTGCACGGACGAAATGACCTCGTGATGAGCCTTGCAGAGCGATTGTTGTCCAAAGTGGAGGATGCAAACCGAGAGTGGCGGATCGTCTTTGTTGGCGACTATATCGACAGGGGAGAGGAGAGTTCTCAGGTTTTGTCTGTCTTGCAAATGCTGGTCAGCGCGCAGCC